TTTAACAATCTATACAGTGAGGATATAACAGATGATGAAGAAGAAGGGATACGCTAAAGGCGGCATGAAGAAAAAAGGCTATGCCAAAGGCGGTATGAAAAAGAAGGGCTACGCTAAGGGCGGCATGAAGAAAAAAGGTTATGCAGCAGGTGGCTTGAAAATGGTCAAGGGTAAAGATGGAAAGATGGTTCCGTTTTACGCTGCTGATGGCAAAGGCAAAATGGCTAACGGTGGTATGGCTAAAAAGAAAAAGAAAAAAGGCATGGCTAATGGCGGTGCCATGATGAATAAAAAAGGTGTAAGGTCAGTGGATGTGCGTATGGCTAATGGCGGCACTATGATGAAAAAGAAAAAAGGCATGGCTAAAGGTGGTAAAGTTAAAGCTAATGCAGGTGCATCCGTACCACCAAATAGAAAGGCTCGTAAATAATGTCTGATTTAACTAAAGAGCAGGAAGCAGCTATTGAATCTCTAGGTTACACTGTAATGGGTAACACGGTTATAGATAGCAATAAAGCAGTAGTAATGGATAAGCCAGATCGTGACGGTGGTTTTATAACTGAAGTACCAGAACTAGAAGCTTTGATGTCTGGTAAAGCTACAGTTGAAACTGTACGTGCAAGAGATGAAAAAGGTCACTATATTGCTGATGATCCTGCTACACCTGAGAATGAAGCTTGGACAACTAAAGTAGTTAAAAAAGTTAAAGGCAAGAAGTGACAATACTATCAGACGCTAAATTTTTCTCAGCAGCTAAGGATCTTAGCGCAACTTCGGGTGGGGCTAGTGGTAATGTTATATACACCTGCCCCAATAATTTTGTTAGTCTGATTAGGTTTTTACATGTATCAAACGGATCTGCATCAACTAAGAAGTATAGTCTTCAGTGGTATGAAGCCTCAACAACAACGTATCATTTTATTATAGATGATCACAGTATTGCAGGTAATGGTTTAGAAGAAGTAATAGAAGGTGGGGCATATCTTGCCCTATCTGCAGGAGATAAAATTGTAGGTTTTGAAGAGTCTAGCTCAGACTTTCATGTAATACTCTCTGGAGAGGAGCATTACCAACCTACATAACGGCTATTCCATATTGTCTCTACTAACTTAATGTTAGTTATGTATAACTATGTATGCCCAAAAAGATAGGGTTAACATAGGAGAATACATAATGATTAGACGAATATTTGATAGATTAGTAGAAGCAAGAGCAGAGTCAGCCAGACGTAAGATTGCACGTATGCAACTTTACAAGATGACTGACAGAGAGCTACGAGACTTAGGTATAGGTAGATGTGATATAGAAAGAGTTATACTGACAGGTAAAGCTCTTTGAAAAACACAATCAGTTCTTTGATGATACTAGGAGTACTTTTGGAGGAGGCTCGTGGATCCAGTAACAATTATCGGTGGTGCAACCGTAGCTTTCAATGCGTTGAAGAAAGGCTTTCAGGTAGGTAAAGACCTACAAGATATGTCAGGACAGTTGACCCAATGGGCAGGTGCTATGAGTGACCTGTCATATGCTGAACAGAAAAATAAGAATCCTCCTTGGTGGAAAGCACTTAACGGACAGTCTGTTGAAGCGGAGGCTTTGGCAATATTCACAGCTAAAAGAAAAGCTGAGGCCATGCGAAAAGAGCTAAAAGACTGGATTAGTTTTAGTATGGGGCCATCCGCATGGGATGAACTGGTAGCCACTGAGGGTAAGATACGTAAGCAGAAAAAAGAACAAGAGTATCGTAAGGCAGAGATACAAGAAGCTATTGTAACTTGGGGCGTAACAGGTTTGCTTTTACTTACAGGGCTTGGTATCTTTGGCTTTATATTATATATGGTGAACTAAATGACAAGAAATTTAACTGAGAAGCAACAAAAGTTCCTTGAGGTTTTGTTTGATGGTGCAGGTGGTGATGTTGTACAAGCTAAGAAACTAGCAGGGTACGGTGACGGCACTAGCACTACATCTATTGTAGAATCATTGAAAGATGAGATAGGTGATCGTACACGTAGTTACTTTGCACGTACAGCACCCAAAGCTGCAATGGCTATGGTAGGTGCTTTGTATGATCCAACAGAGCTAGGCATACGAGATAAGATGTCAGCAGCTAAAGACTTGCTTGATAGAGCAGGACTAGGTAAAGTAGAAAGGGTAGATGTATCGTCATCTAGTGGTGGCGTATTTATACTACCATCAAAAGAAGGAAAGAACGAATAGCTAAATACCGTGAGTCATTAGGATACTGGGAATTACCTAAACCACATAAGGGTGCAGAAAAAGAGTGGCACGTAATAGCTAGGGTAACTAGGACAGTGCCTTTTGGATATGAAGTGCATCCTGATAATGATAAGATACTTGAGCCTATTGCAACAGAGTTAGAAGCATTAGAACTTGCAAAGAAACATCTTATGCAGTACTCTTACAGAGAAGTAGCTCTGTGGTTAACTAAACAAACTGGCAGATATATATCTGATGTAGGGCTTAAGAAAAGAGTAGACATTGAGCGAAAACGTAAGAAAGCAGCTACAATTAAACGCAAGCTTGCCAAAAGGCTCGAAGAAACGTTACAAGAAATCAAGAAGCTCGAAGAAGAATGTATCGGAGCCTACACAAGTAGAGACAACGAAGCAAGAGCCTGAAGTAGAAGTTGTAGCAGCAGAAGTCAAAGCACCTGAGTTTGACGTTGATATTGCACAGGACATCGTGTTTAAACCAAACCCAGGTCCACAAACAAACTTCCTATCCGCATCTGAAAGGGAAGTTTTGTACGGTGGGGCGGCTGGCGGTGGTAAGAGTTTTGCGATGCTGGCTGACCCACTTCACGGTTTGAACGATCCAAACTTTAGTGGTCTACTTGTTCGTCATACTACTGAAGAACTTAGAGAGCTTATACAGAAGAGTCAAGAGCTTTATCCTAAAGCTGTACCAGGTATCAAGTGGTCAGAGCGTAAGTCACAGTGGATTGCACCTAGAGGTGGTAGGCTGTGGATGTCTTACCTTGACAAGGACATGGATGTAACAAGATACCAAGGTCAAGCTTTTAACTGGATTGGCTTTGACGAACTTACACAGTGGCCTACTTCTTACGCTTGGGATTACATGAGGTCACGACTTCGTTCGGCATTTAGTTCTCAGCTAGGTTTATACATGAGAGCTACAACAAACCCAGGTGGCAACGGACATCAGTGGGTTAAGAAAATGTTTATTGATCCATCTCCTGCTGGTCAACCTTTTTGGGCAACCAATATTGAAACAGGAGACACTATAAAATTTCCTAAAGGGCATAGTCGAGAAGGACAGCCCTTGTTTAAGCGTAGGTTCATACCTGCTAGTTTGTTTGATAACCCTTATCTTTCAGACAGTGGCGATTACGAAGCAATGCTATTATCATTGCCTGAGCATCAAAGAAAGCAGTTACTAGAAGGTAACTGGGATGTTAACGAAGGAGCAGCATTCCCTGAATTTGATAGAAGCATACACGTTGTGGAGCCATACAGTATTCCTAAATCATGGGTTAGATTTAGAGCTTGCGACTATGGTTACGGCTCCTACACTGGAGTCTTATGGATCGCTGTTTCACCAAGTGAGCAATTGGTTGTCTACAGAGAGCTATATTGTTCTAAGGTTACAGCTACAGATTTAGCGGATATGATTATTGAAGCTGAATCAGAAGATGGTACTATGAGGTACGGTGTGTTGGACTCATCCCTCTGGCATAAAAGAGGTGATACTGGCCCATCACTTGCAGAGCAGATGAACATGAAGGGATGCAGGTGGCGTCCTTCAGATCGCTCTCGTGGTTCTAGGGTTGCTGGTAAGAATGAGATACACCGTAGGTTGCAGGTGGATGAGTTCACTGAAGAGCCTAGACTCGTGTTCTTCTCCACCTGCACGAATACTATAGCGCAAATCCCTGCGATTCCGCTAGACAAAAAGAATCCTGAAGATGTAGATACAAATTCTGAGGATCACTTGTATGATGCATTACGTTACGGTATAATGACTAGACCAAGAAGTTCTATATGGGATTTTAATCCTGCAACCCAACGCTCTGGCTTTCAAATGTCAGACCCAACATTCGGATACTGAGTATGAAATCATTTGTTGTTGTAATAAGTATGTGGGGTAACACAGGAACAGAATGGGTTTACACAGGTAATCAATACATAATGCAAGAATTATTTACTAAAGAGCAATGCCAACAAATAGTGCAAAGTTCTAATTGGGAAAAGTATGAACAGAATGAGTACTATGGTTTACAGTTTGATTGTTTTAATAAGGATGACCGATAATGGCAGAAATAGACGATATATCTTTTGATACAGATGATGTAATAGCAGCAGAGACGGAAGAAGATAAACTCTTTGAAAGTGTGAACAGTATTGTTTCATTTGTCGGAGATAGATACAAACGTGCAGAAGATGCTCGTTTAGGAGATGAAGATCGTTGGATGAGAGCCTACCGTAACTACAGAGGTATATACGGACCAGACGTTCAGTTTACTTCATCAGAGAAATCAAGAGTATTTGTAAAGGTGACTAAGACAAAGACATTAGCTGCTTATGGTCAGATAGTAGATGTCTTATTCGGTAACAACAAGTTTCCTCTTTCTGTAGATCCATCTATATTACCCGATGGCGTAGCTGAGTCAGTACATATTAATCTAGATCCTAATGCAGAAAAAGCTGCAGAAGAGTTAAAGAGTACGTTTACCACAGAAACAAACAAACCTTATCTTATTACACCAGACACAAAATTAAAACCAGGTGAAACACTCTATGATCTAGAGAAGAAGATGGGTAGTGTAAGTGATAAGCTTTCATCTGTATCTGAAAAAGTAATTGAAGGTGACGGCACAACTCCTACTAGTGTAACATTTCATCCTGCTATGGTAGCAGCTAAGAAGATGGAAAAGAAAATACATGATCAGTTACAGGAGTCAGGTGCAACAAAACATCTAAGGTCTATGGCATTTGAGATGGCATTATTAGGCACAGGTGTAATGAAAGGTCCGTTTGCAGTAGATAAAGAATATCCTAACTGGGATGACAATGGTGATTATGACCCACTAACAAAAACTGTGCCTTCTACTAATCACGTAAGTATATGGAATTTTTATCCTGACCCTGAAGCAACATCGATGGATGACGCTGAGTACGTTATTGAAAGACATAAACTTTCTAGAAATCAATTACGTGCATTAAAAGATAGACCATACTTTATTGAAGCTGCTATTGAAGAAGCTGTAGCTACTGGCTCAGATTATGTCCGTAAGCACTGGGAAATGAAGATGGAAGACGATGATAGTATATCTTCAGAAAGTGAAAGATGGGAAGTACTAGAGTTTTGGGGATACGTAGATAAAGAGGTACTAGAAGAAAACGGTATAAAGATACCTAAAGAACTACAAGACTTGTATGAGATAAGTGCTAACATATGGACAGTAAACGGTAGAGTTATTCGATGTGTACTAAATCCATTTAAACCTGCACGTATACCATACTACGCAGTTCCTTTTGAGCATAACCCTTACTCCTTCTTTGGTGTAGGTATTGCAGAAAACATGGATGACACACAAACGTTGATGAACGGTTTCATGCGAATGGCTGTTGACAATGCTGTACTTTCTGGTAATCTTCTGATTGAGATTGACGAAACCAATTTAGTACCAGGACAAGACATGAGTGTGCATCCTGGCAAGGTATTTCGCAGACAGGGCGGTGCGCCTGGTCAAGCAATCTTTGGCACTAAGTTTACAAACGTTGCAGGTGAAAACATGCAGCTATTTGACAAAGCAAGAGTATTATCAGATGAATCAACTGGTTTTCCATCTTTCGCTCATGGTCAGACAGGCGTTACTGGAGTGGGCCGTACTGCTTCTGGTATTTCTATGCTTATGTCTGCTGCCAACGGTAGCATTAGGACTGTTGTAAAAAATGTAGATGATTATCTTATCTCTCCTTTAGGCAAAGCTTTCTTTTCTTTTAATATGCAGTTTGACTTTGATGAAAGCATAAGAGGTGACCTAGAAGTTAAGGCTAGTGGTACAGAAAGTCTCATGGCTAATGAAGTGCGTAGCCAACGCTTGATGCAGTTCTTACAGGTAGCACAGAACCCAGTGCTTGCTCCGTTTGCAAAAATGGATTACATTATTAGAGAGATTGCTAAGAGTATGGATCTAGACCCTGATAAAATTACTAACTCTATGCAGGATGCAGCTATACAAGCTGAGATAATGAAGGGCTTTCAACAACCTATGCAACCACCACCAATGCCACCTGAAGGTGCTCCAGCAGGTGCAGATGTTCAAGACCCAACTGGTGCAGGTGGAGGTAATATTGGAACAGGTATAGCACCTGGTCCTGAAGAACCAGGATTTACTGGTAATGTCGCTTAAGGCTTTTGTAAATAATAAAAAAGAATGGGATGCATTCTGTGAAGAAGTAGACAACATGATTGTTGAACAACAAAGACGTTTAGAACAATCTGATACAGCCATAGATTTACATCGATGCCAAGGTGCAATAGGAATATTAAGAAGAATAAAATTTATGAGGGATAAAGTTAATGGCAGCAAATAAAGAAGATGAACAAATGATCATGGCTTTTATGGTGGACGATGGCAAGGATGTAGATCCTGTGTCAGGTAATGATGTACCACCAGGTTCTTTAGCTAAAGAAGTAAGAGATGATATTCCTGCACAATTATCAGAAGGTGAGTATGTAGTACCTGCTGATGTTCTTCGTTTTTATGGTATGAAGTTTTTTGAAGATTTAAGAGAGAATGCTAAGATAGAGTTAGCTAGAATGGAATCAGAAGGACGTATTGGTGGAGAGCCTGTAAAATCAGCAGTAGGCGGTTACATAACAGATCAACCTACTCAAACAACAGCACCTGATCCATATCAACAACAACGAACTATGTATAGACAGGGAGCACCTGTTGCAAGGGGTAACGCAAGTTACAACAAAGGTGGTGTACAACTTAGTGCTTTTGGAAATCCAATTAATACTGCTTTATTGCAAGGAAGCTACAATTCCCAGCAGGGAGGACCAGAAATAAAAGATGGTGTTGTATATATGCCGTCTAGTACTTATTACGTAGGGTCTAGTTTGTTTGGTGCTGCACCTAGTCTCCAACCTGCGTTTACTCCTGTAACTTTGTATGGACCTAATGGTGAAATAGTTACAGCTAATACTCAGGCAGAGTATGATGACTATGTAAATAATAAAAACTATAAAGAAACACAAACTGTTACACCTGTTGAAGAAGAAACAAAACCAGAAACAAAAGATCCTGTTAGCTCAGAATTAATGAAAAAAGTATTTGGTGAAGAAAAGAAAGAAGAACCTGTAAATTTTACAGATGAAAAAAGCATTAAAGATGCAATAGGAGATTATCATTCATCTGGACCTCTTAAAGTTTCGTTACTTACTGGAGCAATTAATCCTGCTTTAGGTCTTTTAACCTATTTTAAAGGATCTGAATCTCAAGATGAGCAAAAGGATTATTTATTAAAAGGCATAAATGAAAGAATCTCAAGCTCCGAAGATCCTCCTGAAAAAGCTAGATTAGAAAAGTTAAGACAAGAACTATTAGATAAAGATACATATGAAGCTTCAATAAATGAAAAAAGTAAAGAATTAGGTTTATTTGATGGTTTTCTTGATAAACTTAAAGGTAGCTTAACAAACGAAGATATTGAAGTAGTTAAAGCTAAATATAATAATAGTTCAGAAGCTGCATCGGATGCATGGCAAAACGCAACAAATCTTAAAAATTCATTACATCCTAGAGATGATCCCATAGCTTATCATAACGCAGTTAAAGCACAATCAGAAGCTAGTAGGGCATTTACTGCTTTAAAAAGAGCGGAGACAGGATATGGTACAGATGATTACACACCAAGTCCTGCACCAGAACCTACAGTATTTAATAGTAATCAAGATTAAGATACAGCAGGTGTTAATGAACCAACACCATAATTCCATATAACAATAAGGATACCCAGCTTCGGCTGGCCCCAACATAAGGAGAAACAAAATGGCAGAACAAACAGTAGCAGTAAAAGAAGAAGCAAAGCCTATAGTGATAGACTCTGCAGCACATCGTAGAAACGCTGATCGCGCAAAGCAAGATGAAGAAGAGCTAAAAAAGCTTATAGAAGAACACACAGGTGTCTCAGATGAGAAAGAAGAATCCAGTAGCGAAACTGTTAAGGACACCAAAGTTCAGGCAGAGAGTAGTTCAGAACAAAAAGAAGAACCAAAAGCCGAAGCACAAGAAGAAGCTGCAGACGATGACTTAAGTGCAG